GCGTTGGTATATTTGTGACATACATCTATCCCTTCATATGGTTTCTCAGGTATCCGAACATAATCTTATATAAGTCTAACGACTTATAATGTAAGATTGAATGGTTAAGCACCCTTCGCTTACGCCTGCCTTCGGCGGCTTACGAAGGTACTACCATTCTCACCCCCTCCACCCCCAAACAATGAAAAACTACAACAACGACAAGAACCGCCGCCCTCACTTCTCTGGCTTCTGGAGGAAAATCTGGGCCGAGAAGCGTCCGCAGATGCAGGCACACCTGGACGCCCTCAACTCCAAGAAGATGCTCAAGGCTGATGAGAGGGTGAAACAGGTGAAGGCCATCGCCCATCTTCTTCCGACCGAGCCAATGTCCGCCACCCGCCTCCGTGACCAGGTAGCCGAGAACTGGAACGAGGTCTATGGGGAGGACTTCACCTCCAAGCAGGCTTGGTGTCTGGTTCGCCTGTGCATCAAGCGAGGTCTTTTCACCAAGGGGGCAGACGGCCTCTACTCAACTTCCGACTTGCCATCAGTCTAGACCTGGCCCACATTGTCCTGGCATTGATGTTATCCGAAGTAGATAAAGACCAGATTGATGCCTCGATAGAGAGCGTCAGCGACGTGGCGTCTCATCTCATCCAGGGCTATCTATTCGTCATTATGTCCGATGACTCGACGAAAGAACAGAAGGCTCACGCCGAATGGCTGATGAAAGATGCGAGAGCGTTGACCAATGCACTGGCTACTCTACGGAGGATTGGCGGGGATGAGTAAGCAGGCCATCAACAAGATTTGGCAGGACTGGGTGGCAACCCTCCCCCAAGAAGAAGTCAACCGCCTGGCTTCTTTCAACATCGACCCAGCCGATATCCACAAGGCCGACGTTGCCGAGCCCTCCCGATACATCCACGATGACTCGTTCCTGGATGGCCGTTCCATCAAGTTGTGGCGGGATGGTCAGAACGAAGGGTTGGACGCTTTCCCATACCTTACCTCCATCATCGCTAAGGTCATAGATGCCCTTGATTGCACTTCCAGCCGTGAAGTCCAGATGCACAACGATTGCATCCGTATCGCCCTCGGCTACCGCAACTACAAGTCTATGTCCGATGTAGCCAAGCAATACGGGGTCGGACGAGCCGCTATTTCCCTGCGAGTGAAGAACATCCAACGCCGCCTCAAGTTGGCTCCCAGCATTTATATGCGGAGCGAACAGGTATGCGTCAAAATCAAGCAGGGGATAAACAAGAAGAAATGAGCGTCCGCCCTATTGACATCGCAGAACGGCTTGGCCTATCCAGGCAGACCATCAACGGCTTCATCCGTCAAGGGATGCCCATCTCAAGCATTGAAGATGCAGAGGCGTGGTATCACTCACGGGGAGTCCGTCGTGGGGCGGACGCTTCGGAGGCTGAGGTGGTCGAGGACGAGGCCACCGATAAGAACTTTGCCGATATCGTAGAACGCCACCGCCAACTGAAGGCCAGGGCTTACGACCAATACCTTCGTGACCTCCGCAACGAGGACGCCAACCAATCCAAGTCCTACTCGACCTACGACAAGTTGGTTAAGACGCTAGTGGCCCTTGAACGGGAACTCCACGCCCGTAACATCGCCGCCAAGGAATACATCAAGACCCAGACGGCCATCGAACGCTTTGGGAAGGTCATCCTGTCCATCCGTAACGAACTTACCCAGTTATCTATGAAGTTGGCTACCAAGGCCAACCCAGACTCGCCTGGGACGGCTATGAAGGCCATAGACGCAGAGATTAACAAGATACTCCTACGCCTTTCCACCCAGGTTGAGGAAGCCGAGGAAAGCGTGGTTGAGACTCCCATCATCATCACGGACGAAAACAAGGAGTCAGACCAACCCGATGAGGTCGCCCAAGATGGAGACGAGGTTTGAGAACATCCTCCGTGGACTGCTCGCTCCAGACCAAGACACGGATATTATTGACTGGCTTGAAAAGAACGTAAAGAACGTACCATATTCTCCGCAACCTGGCCCATTTCGGGTCGAGTCAACTCCATACCTAATCCCTATACTTCGTGCCATCCAAGACCCCGAAATCAAAACGATTGTCGTCCAAGGCAACGTCCAGTCTGGTAAATCTATGGTGCTGGAACTGTGGTCGGCATTTGTCCCAGCACGCACCCCTGGCCCGATGCTCTTGCTACAAGACATCGACCTCAACGCCCAAGACTGGCAACAAACGAGGCTCCGCCCTCTATGGGACAATACGCCAGCAACTAGGGACAGAATATCTGAAATCGACCGTAATAAGTGGCACACAACGCAGTTTGAGCGAAATATTACCTGGGTGCTTGGTGCTAATAACGAACGAAATCTCCAACGACGTTCAATTCGCTTTCTTGGAGGTGACGAATGTTGGCAGTGGCCGAAGGGCCACCTCAAGCAAGCGTTAGCCCGTCGTACCGCTTTTGAGTGGCAGGGTAAGTCCGTGTTCGTCTCGCAGGGCGGCGTCGAAGGCGATGAGTTCACCGAACTTTTTAACTCAACCGACCGAGGCGAATGGAACTTCAAGTGCGTGGCCTGCAAAGCACGTCAGCCCTTTGAATGGGTGCATATCAAGTATCCAGACGCCGCCAAGACCGCTACGGGTTGGAACTTGGATATGGTTCGCTCCAATACGACCTACGAGTGCAAGTTCTGTAAGCACCAACATCTAGACCGTAACAGCGTGAGGGCAGAGATGCTTAGTGAGCCAGAGTATGTACCGCTTAACCCCTCCGCACCCAAGGACAGGAAAGGTTTTCATTTTAACGCCCTGTCTATGCTCTGGGGGCTATCCTGGGGCGACCTTGCCGTAGAGTGCATTGAAGCGGCCCAGTCTTTTGATAGCGGAGGTGATGAGTCCAAGCGTAGGGATTTTAAGCAAAAGCGTCTTGCGATGCCCTGGAGCGACGAACCAGATGACGGTGGTGGCGAGGTCTTGCCAAGCGGGTATATGATGCAGGAAGAATGGCTGGACGAAGCCGCAAACATTCACGGCAAGGTTCAGCCTCCGCCGTTCACCAAAGAACAGATGGATAACGTCAACTTTGCCAGACTTCGGTTTATGGCTGTGGACGTCCAGCGTAAGGGTTTCTACTGCCTTATCCGTTCTTGGAGCGTGGATGGCAAGTCACGCCTCATCTGGTGGGGGTATGTTGATACTTGGGATGAAGTGCGGGCAGAACAGGTTAAGCACAAGGTCGCCCCAGTCTTTACTTTTGTGGACTCTGGTGACGGCCCGAATATGGAAGAAGTCTATCGTAATTGTGCCATCTATGGTTGGAACGCCACAAAGGGGTCTGGTAACACCGACTTCCCTTGGAAGGTTCAGACTCCTTTTGGGATTAAGATGGCCTATCGTCCCTACGCACCAGCCAAGGTCGTACAGGTCGGTAAGCAGTCCTGCCGTATGTTTATGTTCTCCAATCTTATCCTCAAGGATACGATGACCCGCCTTCGCAGGGCTGGACACCATACCTACGCCCAGGATGCAGGCGACGAGTACCGCAAACAGATGCAGTCCGAACACCGCACCCGCACCGAAGCAGGCAAACCTATCTGGGTACAGGTAGGCGACCGACCCAATCACCTGTGGGACTGTGAGACTATCGGCATCCTGCCAGCACTGATGGCCCGTCTTGTCGGCAAAGGTAAGAACAAGAACGCCGTGGACGAAAAGACTGTTGACAAGCCTGCCGAACCTCCAACTGTATGAACAAGCCTGTATCTCTCTGTTTGTTCGCTGGGTGGCTCTTGGCGTTGTTGTTGGCAGGGGGATACAGGCCCATTCTTGACTAACGGCCAAAGGCAATATGGCTTTCGTGCATTACAGAGGCTCGACCTCGCCCAAGGGTATCTTTATGACCCTTACTGTGCTAGAGATTGAAGCCATCCGAGCAAAAGCCATCGCTCTAGTCACTGAAGGTAAGACGATTATGGAATACCGTGATAGCGGAACGGACATTCGCAAAGACTGGCCTATTGACCCTCCGACTATCCTGCTTGAGTGCCGATACGCACTCCAGATTAAGTTGCCCCTAGTCTATGGGGCCATCGACCGAGTTCGTGTTGGCAATATGCTCAACAACTTCCGAGGTCTTTAATTGCATATGGCGTCTAAAAAAATCCCTGGAAAGTCCAAAGCCTCCAAGGGCGTTGGGCCTAAACTGAAGAAACAGGCCACTGGAGGCCCAGGTATCTTCTCTAATTTCGAGTCTGCAAAGTTCTCGAATAAGCGTTCTTGGATTTGGTCGTCTTGGCCGACTGACTTCAAGAAAACGATGACGGTTTTCGACCGTCTCGAAACTACCCGCAAGATGCGGTGGATGGAATTGAACGCAGGCGTCGTTCGTGAAATCCTGGCTAATATGGCTATGTATGCCGTCGGTTCTGGCATTAAGCCGACCGCCCGTACTGGCGACACGATGCTCGACAAGAAGTACGAGGAAGCCTTTGAGGAGTGGGCTTCTATCCCTTGCGATATCACTGGCCGTTTTAACTTTTACGAACTCCAGCACATCATCGCCCGCCTTATTTACCGAGATGGCGAGTGCTTCCCGATTAAGACCAAGAATGGTGCTGGCGAACCCTGCATCCAGTTGCTTGAGTCCCACCGTGTAGGTAGCAATCAGAGTGGGGCTCCGCCACCCAACGAGGTGGACGGCATCCACTTCGGCCCGTATGGTAAGCCAGATTGGTACAACATCATCCGTTCCGACGGCTCCAGCCGACGTGTTCCCGCTACTGCCGTGATGCACGTCTATCAGCCAGAAGTCGCTTCTGGTGCTAGGGCATACAGCCCTCTCCAACACGCTATCAATAACATCGTTGATATGCTGGAAATCGTCTCGCTTGAGAAGTTCGCAGTCAAGATGAACAGCGACGTTACCCGCACGATTACCCGTGAAACGGCACAATTTGATGGGGCTCAGTCTGACTTTGAAGCGTTTGGTATGCGTCCCCAGGACGTGACTGGGAACGGCCTTACCAACCCAGATGAGGCTTCTACTTTTATCGGTGGTAAAATCCTAGCCCTAGCCCCAGGTGAACGAATGGAGTCTTTCGTGTCTAATCGTCCTAACCAGACGTTCAATGGCTTCATTGAATACCTTGTCCGTGACTCTGTTGCTGGTGTTCTTCCTTACGAGTTTATCTACGACCCGTCTGCCGCCTCTGGAGCGTCTATGCGACTCATCACCGCCAAGGCAGACCGAGTGTTCCAGCACCTCCAGCAAGTCCTCATCAACCGCTTCCTTACGCCTGTATGGGGCTATGTTATCGGCTCCAAGATTGCCTCTGGCGAACTGCCTTCCTGCGAATACTGGAACAAGGTTCTCTGGACTACCCCGAAGCGTGTAACAGTCGATGCTGGCCGTGATGCGGCCCAGAACCGAGCCGACATTGAACTTGGTATCAAGACCATCGGTGAGAATTGCCTGGAAGAAGGCGAACACTTCTCTCAACTAGTTCGTCGTCGTGCTATCGAAGCCAAGATGATGAAGGATGCCGCCAAGGAACACGATGTTCCTCTTTGGATGATTTACAAGCCTACCAATGTAGCCCTACCCGATATTATCGGCGAGGAACCGCAGGAAGAAGGCGAAAATGACGAGGACGTTGACCTTGACGAAAAGGAAGGCAAAAAGGACTTTGAAGAAGATGATGCCGAGTCCGACGTCGTTGAGGAAGATGTTACCGACTAATTTACTATGCGAAACCTTATCCACGCCCTAAAGACCAGCAAGCGATTGATGATTAACCCTTCGATTGCGAAGGCTTACGTCGAAAGCGTTGAAGAAATCAAGATTACCGCAGAAACTAATGCGGCTGACGTCAAAGAAATCCTCAAGATGATGTTTGGCGAACAGCCAGAGATGGAGATTGTCGGCAAGACGGCTATCATCCCTATCAAGGGCGTAATCGGGCGTGGCCTGTCTGACATTGAGAAGATGTGCAACGCCGTTGATGTGAACGACATTACTCAAAATCTTCACGATGCCGTCCACAATCCACAGGTCGAAAAGATTGTCTTTGACGTGGATAGCCCTGGCGGTAACACCGACGGACTTGAAGAACTTGCCGAGAAAATCTACAACTGCCCTAAGTTCACCGAGTCTTTCAGTGAAAATGGCGTTCATTCAGCGGCCTATTACCTTGCATCCCAAGCCAAGCGTTTTTCAATCACGAAGTCTGCCGAGGTAGGCTCAGTCGGTGTGTTTATGGCCTTCCCAGACGTCTCCGAGGCTTACGCTATGGAAGGTGTAAAAATGGAAGTTATCCAGTCTGGAAAATACAAGGCTATGGGCATCGAAGGCACTAGCCTTTCAGATGAACAGCGTGCATACCTTCAAGACGATGTGAATGAAGGTCACTCCGAGTTCAAGTCAGCCGTCAAACGCCGCCGTACCTTCGTCAAGGATGAGGATATGGAAGGCCAGTCTTTTGGGGCCAAGAAAGCCGCCGAAAAGGGCTTCGTTACGGGTATTGTGAACAGCATTGGTGATGTGGTCATTTCTGACTACGCTTGACATAAGGCCATTGGCAATAATCCGCTATGTCGTCCATCGAAGAACGCCTCAACTCCCTCAAGGAAGCATTTACTGGTAAATCGGCGGAAGCCGAATCCAAGGCTCTTGAGATTTCCACCCTTAATGCAAAGGTCGAAGAACTGACCTCCGAGGTCGCCGCAAAGGAACTCTTTGCCGTCGAAATCGCTGGCAAGGTTGCTTCCCTTGAAGCGTCCCTCAAGGACGCCGTGGCTAAGGCCGAGGCTCTGATGAAGGAAAAGGCCGCTATCGAGGCCACCTTTGAAACCGCTGGTAAGCGTGCCGCCAAGATTGCCGCTTCCGTAGGTGTTGAGCCTGTTGAAGTTTCCCCTGGCTCGGTTGTTGCCGAAGCCAAGACTGACGACGAAGTTGCCCAGGAATGGGCCGCTATCAAGCAGAAAGACCCCAAGGCCGCTTCCGAGTTCTACACCAAGAACCGTTCGGCCATCCTGCGTGCCTCTGGCCTCCGCTAATCCATTTCACCCTAAACTAATCCTAAACTAATATGTCCAACGCAATCGGGGGCCTAACCCTGCAACTCGTGGCCGAGGAGTCCCTGCGGACGCTCGTTCCTCAACTCCAGCCTCTCACGAAAATCGCCGTCACCGACTTTGGTGCTTACGTCGCTGAACGTGGCACGACTGTCCATACCCGCTACGCTGGTAAGTTCACGGCCTCCAACTACGACCGAGCCACTGGCTTCGTCTCGTCCGACGCCATCTCCACGGACGTCCCTGTGACCCTTGCTGAACAGAAGCACGTCACCATCGCCTTCACCGACTACGAAGTCGCCACGCTCTCGCTGGAACGCCTCCGTCGCCTCTTTATGGCTCCGATGGCAAACGCCGTCGTCAAGTCCCTGTATGACCAGGTTCTGCTCAAGGTCGATGGCGACTTCGCTGATGGCTACTCTGGTTCCCAGGCTGGCTTCAACCGTATCGCTGTTTCCAACATCGCCAAAAGTCTTACCAAGGCTAATCTTCCCCAGGAAGGTCGCTCTGCTCTTATTAGCCCCGATGCTTACCAGCAGTTGATTTCCGACCCCGTTATCGCCCAGGCGTTCTCTATCGGTACGACTGACGTTATCCGTGGCAACCGCCTCGGTATGATTCACGGCGTTGACTTCTACGAATACAATGGTTTCGACGTCGATGGTATCGAAGAAGGACTCAATGGTGTCGTCTCCTGCAAGGAAGGTCTTGTGGTTGTCACCCGTGTTCCTGCCTCGCCCACCACTGGTGGTGGCGAACAGACCATCGTGACCGACCCCGACAGCCAGTTCTCGTACGCTCTCCGCTACTGGTACGATTGGTCTGCTGGTCTGCACAAACTGTCGGCCAACTGGCTCGTCGGTTCGTCCAAGGGCAATCCCGACGCCCTCCAGAAGATTTCCTTCACCTCGTAAGGTTTCTAGGGGAGGCAAGTGTCCTCTCCGACGCACAATGCAGAGAGGCCCATCCCATACGGGGTGGGCTTCTTCTTTTTTATACGGTTCCTTGACCACGGGCAAATAGTATGGCCGATATCTGGGCAGAGTTCTCCGCTGATGCGGCCTCAATCCTTACCGAGATTGGCAAGGACGTGACCATCAAGATTGTCCCAGGGGGGTCGCCAGTGGCCGTCAAAGCGATGATTACTCAGCCGATGGTATTGCAGGATATGGAGACGGGCGGCTTTCTTAACCAGACTACTTTTGAAGTTAAGGTTCTCAAGACATTCGCAGACGCTAATCCTGGCCTTATTGTTTATGGCAACATTGTTCATTATGACGGACAGGACTACCGCATCGTAGCCATCGCTAATCGCCCCCCTGCGGCCTGGGTTATCGCCCGAGTCCAGACGAAGGAACAATGAGCAACGTAGTCGTCCTAAAGGGCGTAATCGTCAACGAACAGGAGTTTCGACAGCATCTTGCGGCCTATTGCCGTATTATGGGCGGAAGTGCCGCTAAACTGCTCCAAAAGCAGGCACGACTGTTCTGCGAGGATATGGCCGCTTATGTCTATCCTTTGGAACCAGATGGCGTTATGGGACAGGACGGTATTTCACAGGCCGCAAGACTTAATGGAACGAACCGTGTTCGTGGTCAGATTGAAGGTATCTTTATGCCTCTTGCTTACGTCGGTGCTGGAGAGATTTGGGCATACGGAAACGAAGGCATATTCTCCGCTTGGCTTGGTGCTAAAAAGAAAATCCCAGAACCTAAAATCCCTAATTGGCTTCTTAATGGTAGCCAACTTGGTAAAGGAAAGAGCCTTTGGACTAAGTTTCAAGAATGGGAGTATGCCAAAAAACAATCATCAAAGGCAGGGAAAGTTGACCTTTCTACTTATTACACTGGTAATATCCAAGGCATCCACGAACGCACCCGTGGAGGAAACAAAAAAGCATCATACTTTTCTTATATGAAAAAGGCTGGTGAAAGCGGGAAACCAAGCGTCATTGGTGACACTGGAGCCGAAATCCTGGCCTACTCAAAACGTGTTGAAAAGCGTGTCGGTGAACTAAAATCTGCTTGGTATTCGGCATCGGTTGGGCTTGGCTCAATCAAGTCTGCCGCCTGGATTAAAGGAAACCAATGGGGTACTGGCATCCAAGTAAATGAACTCCAGAACCCCACCGAACCTTCTGTAACCGTAGGAAACTCGAAACAGGGACTTCACGGGCAATATAACCCGAATACTTTTAACTGGTACAAATATTGTATGCACCATCGTGCCTACGCTATGCGGGTCGAGATGGTTAATAAACTTGTCAAAGGCGGAAACGCCAACACACTTTTCCATCTAGCCGCCACCTCTGGTGTAGGCAAAGGACTACAATACACACCGTGAGTTACCTAATGCGTTCAATCATCGAGGACAAGGTTTCGGCCTACCTCGCCGCCAACATCACCGATACGACGGTGGTAAAGGGCATCACGGACTCGCTCCGTAGCCTGCCCACGGTTGTTGTCTATTCGACCAATGCGATGGCTCCAAAGGAACTTGGGGCCAACCCCCTTGGCAACTACAACGTCAGCCTGGACATTTATGTCTATTCCTCGGCAGACGACGATACCCTTGCTTCCCACAGGGAACGGGTCGCCAAGGTTCACGGGCTGATGGCCGACGTGCCAGCCCTTAAAGCCCTCTGGGGCGAGAATGAAGGCGTCCTCTATGCCGCTTGGATTGAGTCTGATGAGGAAGGTATGCAGAGCCGAAACTTCGGAAACAAGGTCTGCTACACCCTTATCGCCTGCCTGCCTCCAGCCCCTTGACATAAGGCCATTGGCATACTACTACCGCTATGGCACTACACGAGTTTGGAGAAGCACTAGTTTTCGGCCCTTATGATACCGTTGTCGGCCTTGTCGTCCAGTCCGACTCTTGGACTGTTCGCTACGCTCTTGACGTCGAAGTTATGGACGAACAGGGCCGTGTCATTACTGACCGCCTTGACGACCAGCGTAATGAAATCACCATCGAAGGCGTGATTAAGACCGAAGATGCCGTCCTCCCTGGCAATACGCTGACCTACTCTGGTATGACCTTCATTGTCAAGGAAGTGACTGACCGAGGCTCCAACCAGGAGTACCGTAAGTTGTCTGTCCGAGCGATTAAGTACCAGGAAATCGCCTAATATGGACGGCGGCATCGACAGCCGCTTTAGCCACGCCGTAAAGACCTCAACCTTAGAGTATGAGGTCTGCGGTCGTGTTCTAAAGCCTATGTGCCTGCGGCATAGGCTTCTATTGCAGGAAATCGAGTCGCCACTTCTTGTCCCAGACAAGATTGTTTCGCCTCAAGACCTCATCATCGCATCCCGCATCCTATCAACCTACAACTTAAAGGAGATGCTTCAAATTGCCGCTTCCAAGGCTGATAAGGATTTGTTTGTTAAGATTTTCTTGGACAATTCTGAGTACCAAAAAGAAATGGCTAAGATGTCCGAGTATATGGTTATGCAGGACAATATGCCTGTAATCTGGGATAAGAAGAATACTTCCGCCAGTAAGGGCATCCCGATTGTATTGGCCTGTGTTACCAACTTGACCCGTAATGGCATCGGATACGAGCAAGCCTGGACTATGCCAGAAGCCGAAGCGATGTGGATGTACCTTGCCAATGTGATTTCCGATGGAGGAGATATTCACATCCTAAACCAAGACGATATCGACTCTATGAAACACCTTGAGGTTATGGAAGAAAAGGTCAAAGCCGCTAAGGAGAAGCGTAACCGCCGATGAGTTCTGACGAAGTAAAAATCAAGTTCGTGGCTGATACCACTGGCCTTGATAATGTCCCGCTTCCTACCCCGAAGCCACAGCCTGTACCTACTCCACAGCCAGGCCCTCAGCCAACCCCTCCACAGCCTCAACCGACGCCTCCAAAGCCGCCGACGCCTCCGCCCATTCCGCCGACGCCTCCGCCCATTCCGCCAGGCCCAAACCCATCTCCTAATCCGTCTCCAAATCCAAGACCCCCTAATCCAAATCCTACGAGTGGTAATGGTCTTGGTCGCAAATCACTTCCTTGGGAAGCAGGATGGGCTAAAGAAGCCAAGTTTGACATTACTGCTGGCCTTGCAGAGTCTTTAAGCGGAGTTAATCTTATCGCAACTGCTTGGGCTGGGGCTCAGAAGGCCGCAGAGATGTATGTCGAAGCCATCAAAGGTGGTATCGAATACGCCCAGAAGATTGAGAAGGTTTCACGCATCAGTGGCCTTACTGTCGAGGAAGTCCAGAAGTATGGTTATGCCGCCCAGATGTCTGGCGTCGATTTCGATACATTTGCCAACTCAATGTCCAATGCCAATAAGGAACTTGGCAAGTTGGCTATGTATGGAGGAACTAGCATCGTCGCTCTCTCCAGGCTTGGTATCAATGTCGATAACGTAAAGAACCATAGTATTGGGGCCATCGAAGTCCTCAAGAAGATGGCCGATGCTTACAAGAAGCACGCCGAAACCGCTGAAATGGCGGCTCTTGGAAACCAGTTGTTTGGTGGTTCGTTCAAGGATATGATACCTATGCTTCGTAACGGAAGTGCTGAAATTGAACGCCTTGCCGAACAAGCACCAAAGGTTGACGCACAAACTATCTCTGCATCAGCGGCTTTTGGTCGTGCTACAACTGGAATTAAAGAAACAGTCCAGGCTAAAATGGCTGAGGATTTATCTGGTTATACTAAGTCTGAGGAATATTCAGCGGGTAAAACTTCATCCAATGTTGAGTCTGGAAACCTGTCAGCAAAAGACGCTGTTGAGAAATTATTAAAACCAGCAAACAGAAGTGCTACTGCAACGATGGTAAATGTTGGTGCAGGACTTGTTGATGTTGGATATGGTGTGATGAACCCAGCAGACGCTATGGCAGCCGAAGCAACTGGCACAAATCTTAGAAGTAAATCGGCACGATACTTTGCGTCAGAAGGCATCCGAGGTGCTGGAGAAGATACCAAGACTGTCCGTGAACGCTTTATCAATATGCGTGGCGGGAAATTGGAAAGTATGTCAGAAACTGATAAGAAAATTGTAGCCGCTTTTGACGACAAGATTAAGGAAGAAGGTAAGATGAACCTTCAAAGCGGAGTGTTCCAGGCCGCTTCAAAGATGCAACAGATGGGCGGCGGTGACGTTCTTTCCGCTATCTCCCGTGTTGACTTCGCCCAGCAGACTGCTGACAATACCGCCCGTACAGCCGCCGCAGTCGAACAGATTGCCAACCAGCAACCTGGTGGTTCAACTAATACCCCTCCCCCACCCGATACTAACGGCCCCGTAGCCAAATAAAATGAGCATCCCAATCTATCAGCCATCTGCTACTACTTACAAGGAGTTTGGACAAAGCCTTACCGAGACGTGGGTGATGGAGAAGAACTGGACTATCCAGCACGACGGATTTGGTCTAGTGACGATGCAGTTGAAGTTCACCGCTGACTCGGACAAATCATACGATATTGCTACTGATTTCAAACGAGGCGATGCCCCTCCTATTGAGGGTATGGAGAATATGACGCTTCATAAGGCCGTTGCTTCCTCTAATGACGGCATTTGCACAGTAACGGCTGACTATTGTGGCATATCTGGCGGGCAGGACGTAACCATCACCCAGGTTCAAGTTTCAAGTGCCACGGCCCAAGAAGCGATTGAGACGCACCCTAATTTTAGCAAAATCCAATGTAAAGGCATCAGTGAAAACATCTTGGCTGGCCCTGCCGCTTACATTTTTGCAAACGAAGGCGACCCAGACATCAACCCAAACAAAGCCCATTTTGCACAGGTCACTACAAACGGAACTCAACTTACACAATATCAGTTTGTAGGCTTCTTGCCTTCTCGTAATCCAGAAGATAATGTTAATTTGAAGGCTGGAATTAAATCTTATTTTAAGCCTAGCGTAACCCTTCGTTGTCTTGTTTATACCAACAATGCTGACCTTGCAAAAACCACCATCGGTCGTGTAGGTTGGGCTAATTTTGGTCAAATTGGTGCTGTTAAACTTCCACCGCCATATGATACGTTGTTGGCTGAGTTTGATACGGATTTGCCGCTTACACTCCCAGACGGAATTATCAGAAATCGAAACTTCCTATGCACAAATTGTTCCGTGGAAGTTTATGGTGGTCTTTATAAAGTGCAGGCCGACCTTATGATGAGTGGCGTCATTGGTTGGGATAATGACATTTACCCGACCGACTATTCTGGAAACGGTGCATAATGGGACTAGAAGGCTTTTCTAACAACGCCTCTGGGGGTATGTCCCCTGGCGACCACCTGTATGCTAAGACTTTCAATAAGTTGGCTACGTTCGCAGACAAAGCCCAAGTTGGCCCTTCTGATGGAGTTATTTTTACAGCCACTAACGGGGGTATTGGAATGTATATCCCACAGCAAGGAATGGAGTCTGCTTATTCATTACTCCAGCAATTCCAAATTGTAGTCGAAGGTTATGAAGTTGCTGGAAATACGACTGACTTTTCAATCATTCGTGTCGTCAAAGGTGAGGTCGTATGGAGTCCTAAAATCCCACAACTTCCTCCGCCAGCACCACCAGTAGTCTCTTGCACCACTCAGACCACTATTGAAAATTGGTACGCATTACCTACGTTTCCAATTATTGACGACGATAATGCCATATTCATTGGAGATGGTGGCATCCGTGTTCCAAAGGTCGATGGCGTACCGATTGGCATTTTCATTTTTAAGGCTACTAATCTGCCGTTTGACGTTGACCCGATTATCGTAGCCACACCAGACTTTACTCCTACTTGTCCAGTTGCGTTTCCAGGAACGCCGCCTGTTGCTGGTGCTTTCTGGGAAATGGTTAAAATTGGTAGTGTTGTTTATACTGCACCAGACCCAGAGGCTGACCCACCCATCGAAGGTGGTTGGGAGATTACCCAGAACTTCATCGGGTCAATGACCCTACCTGGAGATGGAGGACAGGGAGTTCAAACAAACCTTCCAGCACAGTTACAGCAAGGGCCAGGTGGAGGTAATGCTGTTGGTTCTCCTTTTGAGTGTTGGATTACTACGGTCAACGGACAGCGTTATCTTCAAATTGCTACTGGAACTGTGACTTATAGTTCAAGCAATATGCCCACCATCAAGGAAGGGGCTTTCACGCATACCAAACAGGCTTGGTTCACGAAAGTTCAGATTTGCCCAAGCGGTATGCGGACTAACTACAACGAGATGTGGCCTAATCCTAGTTTTGACCCAAATCCTTCTTTTTCAAATACCATTATGGAAGGTGGAGGCGGATACCTACTTTCAGACACTCAAGACCCAATCGCCATCTATGCTTTTAAATGGGATGCTGACTCTGGACTCGGTGATGGTGGGCAGTTTTTAACTGGGGGGCTTCCTACGCTTGCAATTCTAGCAGATAGCAATTCTGGAGACATTAACAAGGTAACTAAAGATTGCGGCCCATCGGTCTATCAGCAGGCTATGAACATCCAGTCTATGACTGGTTATAAGGCTTCCGATACGGAACTTGCTGGAGATTGGGGCCATTGTCATACTACCTGGCTTAACCCTCGAAAGGTGGGATATAATTACAAGTTAATTGCCGCCGTAATTCCCCAGGGTGCTGGTTCATCTAGTTTCTATATTTCGTATGAACAAGTTGGGGTTTCCAGCGTATGCAATACCATCCAAAGACTTACAGTTGGTGGAGAGCCATCTGGCGGTTCTGTAATCCTTTCATACCTTGGAGTTGCTTCTTCAATCCCGTTCCCTGTCACAACTATATATACTCCTTTTACAATCATCAGTTCAGACTCATTGGCTCTATTTAGGACTCTCAACGCAATTCCACTGTTGACTGGTAATGTTCAAGTGTCTGGTGCTAATGGAACTTACTATGTCACTTTTATAAATAATATGCAGGGTCAATCAGTTGAACTTATCACAGCCAATACAAGCGGAATGACCAGTTTCCAAAATAGGTTCCAGGTTGTCCAGTACCATACTGGGAACCTTGATATCACTACTCCGATGCAGATGGGTATGACCCAACTGATGAATGAGCCAAACAAGACCGAGGCAGACGACCCGTATAATGCCAACAAGGACTCTAGTCCTGCTTGGAATAGCATCATCAATAGGGACGACTGCTTGGCCTGTAAGGACTTCTCTGGGGACGTTACGACCGATGGAGTGTTTAGCGTATCTCAGTTTGAGAATAGCAATCCAGACTTTACGATTGCCAATGGATGCACTGGTGATGCTTGTGAATATCCTTTCCAGGTTCACTCTGCTCCAGCCGAAGGAGATACCGAGTCCGTCTGGACTGTGTGTTACGGTATGGTCAACAATCAAGTACCTACGAACATTGGAGATACGTTTGTTGGCGATGATATGTTCATCTACCTTGCGGTTTCTTACGACAGTGCAACAAAGAGTTTCCCAGAGGCAGATGGAGTTACTATTTCATCTGGGGCAAGCGTCCCCGCATCTACTAACGCTATCTCCTACATAGCCATCGCACAGATTGTCGGAGGTGGCGTCAATCAACTAGTTAGCGGTTCCCTGTGGGGCGACCGCATCCAGATTGGTCACGGCGGAACCGAGACTTCTCAATACTACTACTCAAAGGTCTAATGGGAGATACCGTCAACATCGGCGGCCCAACTACCTCTGGCCCTAATCAGTTAGGCACAACCTGGGCGACTATCCGAGCCCCTGCGTTCAAGAACGATGGGGTGTTATCGTTTGGTCAGCCATTTAACTTTTTTGAAGATAACGAGAATTGGGGATTTGGTAAGCCTCCAGACAACGCTGGCATCCCAAGGCATCCGTGGTACACAAATTATCCAAAGTATATCTCATCTTGTGGATACCCTCAAGGGCTGGATTTCTTGCTTCGTGCCAAGCCATTCTCTCGTCCCGCAGAGGCTGGTGCGTATAGCACTTGTATTGGCGTAAAGGCTATTCAACAAGAATACCCATCAGAGTTCTCTGACTGCTATTTGACACTTGGAGGAAGCAATCTTTACTATACTGGTAACACGGCAATTTACGCATATTATGACCCAGTAACCGAACAGTGGTATTATATTGAATACTCCGTTCAAGCCATCCAGGGGGTGCAGACCAACATTGGGTACGACTACAACAATGCCAAGGCCAGCCTCTTGGGGGCTACCGTGACCGTTACAATCAATGGAGATGAGTTTTCCGTGGATATTACCAATGACCTGTTTGACGAACCAAATGGGGTGTTGATTGATGCCGTTTCTGGTATCCCTAAAGATGGTAGCAAATGGTGGGAAGTCGTTGATGTAACCTTTCCTTGACGGCTTCTTGACTAAAGGCCAAGATAGGGACTATGGCTATCAATACATACCGTTTTTGGATGGCGACCGACGCCAACCGCCTTCTTGCGAACCAAAATGCCTTTATCCAGGCGGGGGCTCCCTCCTTCTACCAAGGCAACGTAGCCCAACTTGAACTTCATATTGTAGCATCCGCTGGGGTCGGCACGTCCCCTGTCGAAGTCCCATTCCCAGCGGGTGCGGCCATCTCTGTTGCAGTAGGTGACACCAACACCTATCCTACTGGTGGCACTTGGGGTTTGTTGGTAGGAACGTCCGAAACTCAGCCTGTACCGTACAACGCTACGACCACTCAAGTAGCCGCCGCACTTAACGCTCTTACCGAAGTTTCCACGGAAGGTGGCGTAACCGTAACCAAGACTGGAGATGGCTACTCAATCACCTGGAACACGCTTGGCCTTAAACCCACCATCGGCATCGGTTCAGACACCCTTACCCCATCCTCCTACGAGTCCATCAGTCTTGTCCAAGAGGGTGGTGCCGAAATTAGGCAGATTGTTTTTGTTGAATTACGTCAAAATCCGATTGCTCTAGGCACGACTTGGACTGCCCTTCCGACCCCATCCGTAACGGCATCTGAAATCCAGGCTTGGAATGGGACTAACCGCATCTGGCGTGTAGGCATCGACCCTCAACCAAGGGCTGGGACTATCACTATTTCCTATGGTAGCAAGACGGCGACTATGGCCTACAATGCCTCGGCTTCCTCTATTGCCGCCGCACTGTCCCCCGCACAAGTGTTTGCCACAGGTCAGTACCAGTGGGACATTGTTATCGCAGAGGACAGTATCCTTACGGCCTCTGGAAGCCTAGTTGGTTATAACGGCTACTCTGGCTCTATTAACTTTGCTACTGCCGAGTGCCATCAATTCCTTGCTGGTGCTGAACGCAGGGCCACAGTTCTTGAAGTCTCCGTCAGCGTAGATAGCAAGCGTTACACCCTAATCCAGACTGTCTGTAACGTATTTGCCGATGTTGTTTCAGATGGGGTTCTTGTTCCGCTTGTGCTTGGAACGGCCATCTCTGAACAAGTAGCAAACGCACGCTTTGTCCGTCGTGACATTGGCCAGAACCCCAACTCTGCGACCCAGAATGTAATCTGGCAGAACCTTGGAGTTAATACGCTCGGCTCCGATGTGGTTGGAGCCATTGACGGCTCCGACTCACCTTCTGCGGCTAATCCGTTTGCCACAATCAGCGATATTCCTACTGTCACCCCTTTAATTTGGGGTAACATTACTGGAACGCTATCAAACCAGACCGACCTTCAGTTGGCTTTGGATGATAAATACGATGCGTCCAACCCAGACGGCTATCTCAACGCAACCACTGGCCTGTCCTATTTCTACCCTGCTACTGGCAACCCAGATAGTTTTGCAACACAGGCTTGGGTCATCGGTCAGAACTATCTTACGATTGGGTCGCTGGCTGGATACGCTACGGAGTCTTGGGTCAATAACGAACTTACCATTTACGCCACCCAGTCTTGGGTTACTGGACAGGGATATATCACGGCCTCGGCTCTTTCGCCTTATCTGACCTCCGCTACGGCGGCTTCAACCTATACGACTTTCGGTTATACGGCCTCAACTTATTTCCCGATTGCTGGAGGTGCTATCACGGCAGGTGGTCACATCACGGTAAATGATTACGGAATTGATTCTGACTCGGAGATGGCTGGCTTCGGCTTCGGGGTGCAAAAGTCCTCCAATAATACCAAGGGAACAACGGTTGAGTTTGACGGCCTCGACACCTACGACGGTGCAAGCCATATGCAGGTCAACCCTAACGGGCTAGTATTCCCAGACGCAACGGTGCAGACTACGGCGGCTTTGCCGCTGACTGGAGGGACTGTCACAAATGCAATTACCGTTAATACAGGAGGTATTAATAACACATATCTTGGAGATGACTACATCGGCGTTTCTGAAAGTTCAGTTGGTGCAGTTACAAACGTAAACGCTGGCTATATTTACTTGCGAGATAACTTCACACCAGACAATGAGTTTCAGATTTCAGCCACAGGCATCACTTTCCCAGACGCAACGACGCAGACGACCTCGGCTACGAACCTCGGCTACATCTCACAGGGTACGGCTGACGGTCTTTATTACAGCATCAGCAATCCGAACGGGTTCACCTCAAACTACTTTGACTCAACGGCCGCAATTCAAGCAGTCTCGAATAGTTATGCCTCGTCAGTAAGCAACAACCCATCGTCCGGAAATTATTTAAAATACAACGGTATGACCCTCGAATGGGATACCCCAGGTGGTGGTGGTGGCGTGGCTTGGGGTGCAATCACGGGAACACTTTCTGACCAGACAGATTTGCAGGGCCAACTCGATGGCAAATATTCCACTAGCAACCCATCGGGCTTCACCAACTTTTCTGGATATGATGCCATTTCTGCCATTACGGGAGGAAGCACCAACAGCATTTCTGGGTCAGCATTTGGCGGGCAAGTGCTTTCCTACAACGGTTCGCAAATCTATTGGAACACTCCCTTTTCTGCCCCTTCCTATTCCGAGTCTGTTTGGATTTACAATAGTTGGCAGTCCGCTACCATAAAGAATGTCCTCGATATGAGTTCCTATACTTATTACAATGTCCTCACCTTCTAAAACCATTACCCCTGTCGAGGCTGGCAAGGTCGGCGTTTTCTACATCGCCGCAACCAAGGTCATCTCGCATTACGCTACCTTCCCGCACAAGGGAAACATCGTCACCTCGATGCCCGTCCTCATCGCTGACGATGACGCCGCACTAAAGGTGGCTATCGCCGCCGCTGGCCTTACCGAACGCAAATGATTATCGCTATCCTATCTCTCATCCTCGGCTTTGCTGGGGGCTTCTACGCTGGCGTGAAAAACGCCTCCTCCAAGAAGGTTTCCAAGGGACTAGACATTCTCGCCGCCCTCAAGGGTAAGAAGTAATCCGATGCGGTATCTGGCCTTGATTTTACTCCTGGCTGGATGCTCGTCCACAAAGGAACTTCCCAAGCAACCAGACGCCCCTACCAATGGGTCGGTGGTTGAGTCTCTTGGAAAAGAACTAGACAAGACCGACAGCCGTGTAGGTGCGGCCATCGTGGTAGCCGTCGAGAACCTTGATAAGCCTGCTGTCGCAAAGGCCGAACTTGGGGTAGCATCGTCCTATCTACCAATCCCGTCAGAAGGAGACGTGGCCTTTGCCAGACAGCGTGCGGCTAAAGCGGACGCAAAAGCGTACGTTGATGCTATGGACTTTGGGAAGAAACTGCTCGCCAAGATTGACTCAAATTGGGTCGAGATGGAGGCAGACCAGAAGGAAGCCAAGCGTGTGTCCGAATTAAAGGACAAGCGTATTGCCGACCTTGAGAAAGAAGTCATCCAGGTTAAGAGGGACGCCTCCCAGCACATCTGGACTATCACAGGGGCTGGCTTGGTAGTCATTGGTGGCCTTGCCTGTGCCTTTGCTTCCGTCCGTATCGGCATCCCCATTCTTCTGGCTGGAGCCTTTGCAGGGGCTATCCCCTTCATCATAGACTCTCCCTATTTTAATTACATCGTAGCCGCTACCCTCCTACCCTGTGCTGGCCTTGGCATCTGGTGGCTTTGGGATAAAGTCAGAGATGATGTCGAAAAGAAATGAGTCCCGCACCCGTACCCGTACCCCCAGAAATCCCGCCAGAGTTAAGAGATGGTGCTATCGCCGCAACGATGGGAGTCTGCTCCTTTCTTATTAGGGCTATCTGCTCTGACAGGAGAGAAAGTTGGACTGCCTTAGCCGTCCAGACCTTGATGGCTGGGCTGGTAGCAGTTCTTGTCGGGCTTGCGTCGAAGGGATGGTTCACGGATGCTCTTGGGACGTTCCACTTGGCTGTGGCTGGCTTCGCTGGCTTCGCCTCCCCCGAACTGATTGCCAGGGCTATCAAAAGCATCAAGGGTTTTAGGATGTAACCGCTTAACCCCAAACGGGGTATAGCAGGATACCAACCACTCCACCCAAACGCCTTGGCGGTCGGTTTTTGTCATTCTGAAGGGGTAGTTCCTTCGTAAAACAGGGCCGCACCTATCTTTTTAGGGCTAATGATGCCATTTGTGACCATCGCCTTGACCACCGCCTCGGCTTGGTCTTTGTTCAACCCGTAGTCCGACTCCAGTTCCTTAATCAAGGCTCCACGGCTAGTCATAGGCTTTGTAGAGAAATGAGCATACTGCTGGCCGACCTCCAACAAGGCGAACTTGGAACCTGGAGGGGCGACCTCCCAGAGAACCTTACCCTCGGCGTGGCGGAGTTTAATGGACAGGGTAGGCTTACCATCGGGCATCCTCATCCCCGCCAACTTGCCACGCTTAGTAAGGTTAAACGAGAAGATGGGGAAATCCTTGGACTCACGGCGGACAGTCACAATGGCTCTCGCCCAGTTCGTGAGTTCCGAACTTCCAAGGCCGCTGTATGCCATATCACTGATAGTCTGGCCGTCCGTGACCTCCTTGGGCTTGGGCTTACCTTCGTGGTGGGTAAAGACGATGATGCACCCAGTGTCCTTGAGGATGGGCTGGATAAGGTTACGAAGAAAGTGAGAGGCCACCTCCTGCTTGGAAAGGTCGCCACCGACATAGGATAGCAGGGGGTCGCAGAAGATTACGTCTAGTTGCATCCTAACCACAATCTTGCGAACAAGGTCAGCGAAGTCCTTGCCCGTCTTGGTCGTCTCAGTGTAGAAGCGAAGGTTCTCCTTGAGGACTTGCTTATCAGCCGCCGACAGGCTCATAGATGAGGTCACGCCTTGGTAGGACTCAGCCAAGTCTCCGACGTCACACTCAGCCTGGATGACGCCCACCCGAAGCGGCTTCTTGACGGGGATGCCAAATAGTTCTCGACCCAAGGCCCAAGAGCAAGCCGTCTGCATCGTGAAAGAGGACTTACCGATGCCAGACTGTCCCGTGATAAGAAGGCTGGCTCCACGGCACAGCCAGCGTCCGTGACCGATAACGTGGTTAGGGTCGTTCTGGGTATCGTAGGTTTCAAGAAAGTCCGTCCTCAGTTCGTCGGGGAGGTCTTGGCCGTCACGCCAGATAACCCAATCCTCCCAATTCTCAGCCCCCACCTTGAGGGCGATTACCTTCTGCTCCTTGTCTCCACGGAACACACCGCCAAGGCGTGACCACCTGGACGGGTTCTTGTTCTGCGGGTCGGGTTCGTGGTCGGTAAGGAAGTCATACACCGTATTACGGCGTTCCTCCCACTGCTCCTTCGTCTCAGCATCTACCCGCACCCAAGCGTGGACGGACTTGCCTCCAGAGTCGATGAGGGCAGTGATGGGTAGGTTAGACTGATGGAAAATGGAAATCTGTTCCTCACGCTTCTTCTTGTCAAACTCGACGAGGACGTGGCGGTAGGCAGATACCGACTGGTCTGTGCCAGAGAAGTCGTCAGCCTTGAAGGGATTGATGCGGAGCCAAGCACCCTGCTCGGTAGCGTCGTAATGCTTCTTGCTCTTGGCATCTGGCCCAAAGAAGCGGGTAATCCATTCAGCCCGTGTAAGGAAGTTACCCTTAGATGCAGGAAAGTATTTACCGTCCTCGTTCTGGCCTGCCTCGTTGGTGATGCAGACAATCTCGTCGTCTTTGAACGCCGCCATAAGGAGGTCAGCCGTTGATAGGGCAAGGAAAGGCTGAGATGCTTCAAAGACACGCTTCGGGTCGAACATCATTCGCCCATTTGAGCCTACCGAACGCTCAGTCTTGCCCAACCATCCCTTCGGACGTTCGTGCGGTTTGACGTAGGCATCGTTCAACTTGTGACGAAGTTCCTTCTCCCCCCAGGGGGGTGAGCAGTGGGACATATTCCATTCTTGGAGCAGTATCCACGAGTCGTCCCACCCAAGTTCAAATCCGTGTGCCAGAATACTGGCGGCACGATAAGTGGCTGGGTGTCCACCCTGTCCAGAAACAGCGTGAGGTAGTTTGGCAAGGTAGGCTCTCGCCCCCTTGATGCGGTCGGTTGTGGTCATTGTTGGGTGGCTAGTCTCTGACTACGAAATGGAACTGAGGAGACTTCAAGCCCATAATATTGAACTCAATATAATCAATGGCTTCTTGCTCAGACTCTAGTCCTTGGCCCATCAATACGGCGATGAGCATTTCGTATGAATAAACCAGCGTGCCGTTTTTATACTGCTTCACGATGGCTTTGTCAAAATCTTCCCGTGGTTCTAAACGGATGGGTTGATACTTCATTTGATTAGTTTGAAGTAAGCACACTTACGGGCCGTCTTGCCTTCGGCAACTATGAAGTATCTCGGCTCCATCAATTTATTCTTCACGGCAATTTTAAGGTAATCACGGGTGCGTGAAATGGACTTCTTCCATTCCTTTGCCCAATGACGGGTGTTGTAAAAATTGGGTGGAACTTTCTCACGGGTATCCTGCTGTATCTGGTAAAGTTTGTCCAGGAGACGCTGGGCCTCTGATTTTACGGGAGATGCCATTGGTCAGCGTTATCGTGGATGTGGAGGGTCGGGTAAAGCGAATTGTCATTGTATTCGCCATAGATGAAGCCCTGGCCCCAACCGAGTGTAGAACGCCGTGTGTTAGCGTAATCCATAGCACCACGTCTAGTGAGAGTCCCGACGGACATACCGATAGGAGAGTCGATGCGGCGTCCAATCTGTTGCATAGGCTTGTGGGTATGTGCGAATATGACGTTGCCATACATCTCAGCCATATCCCTGGCAGAGTTCTCATTGTAGATTGTCCCGTGGGTAAAGATGAAGTTGCCCAACTTGTAGCACTGCCAGACACCCGTGTAGGGTAGGTAGAGGGCGTTCTGTTTCTGGCAAGTCGTGTTGATTGCATCAAGGGAAGTCTCAGCGGCCATCACTCGGAGTTGGTTGCTGGAACGTAGGTCACGGCGTAGGCGTGCTTCGTGGTTGCCTTCAAGGATTACGCTACATCCCAACTTGCGGATGAAATCAAGGCCACCATCAAGGTCGGGACGGATGGCATCGCCCTCACCGCTTGACGACCCCATATGGGCGGACATATCCGTAAAGTCCCCCAGGTGAATAACAGTATGGGGCTTGTATTCTTTCTTAAACTTTAGAACCGCCTGCATCGCAAGGGGGTCTGCGTAGATGCCGTGGGAACAACCAACAGCCATAAATCGCCTAAGACCAGTGCCTTGCGTGATGCGTTTCATTTAGTATTGGCCTTGAGTCGTGAAGCCTTGAACGCCCGATAGCGTTTTTGGTATTCCCGTTGTCTCGTTTTAGTGTGAATAACCTTGGTAATAGCGTGAATATCTAGGGCGGCTTTTAAAGATAACATCACAAAAGCGTGGTTTCCCCTTTTAGATGCTCCGATTGCTAGGCCGAGGGCGGCTAGGCCGTTGACCTTTCTTTCGTTTAGGACGTCCGACCTTGTTGGTGGGCTTTTTAGTTCCATTGTTGTCTGCGATAAATTGTTTTACGTTGATAAGTTCAAGGGCTTTTTCCAAAGATATGCCAAGTGATTTGGCACGTTCTTCCAGGTCTGGGAGGTTATCTTTGGTTAGTTTTTTACCTCTGTTGCCTTTCATCCCCATTGAGACGCCATAGCGTCAGCGATACCTTGGTAAGTCTTAGAGCGTTCCTTCCAGCGGTCGTCAGAAGGGCCAAGCCTGTTCTGTCCGCTATCAGTTTGATTGGCCCATCTTGATTTCCCATCTATAATCCGTGGTGGAATATTTTTAGTAGGAATAAGTAAGGGTAGGTTCTTTAACCAAAGACAAGTGGACTTGCTTGCATCGTCGCCAAATTGATGCGGCTGAATAATCTGTTCTGGCTTTCTGATGAGCCTGGATATGCAACCAATAGGGTTCTCCAATGCGATGCGAGGTATATTAGCATCAAGTAGGCGTCTAACAAACTCGACAGCCTCATCCGTTTTTTCCTGCCGACCCGCAACACGTCCGTTCCAGTGAAGGCCAGACGAGCAGAGGTAAGTGCAGGGAGGGTGAGCAATCATCAAATCCCATTCTTGATGAATTTGATTAATAAGTTCAAAGACGTCTCCTTGATAGTGAGGCCCAGGCACGTCCGTAGGCAACAGGTCGCAAGACATAGCGAAATGACCACGCTTGATAAAGGCATCACGAACAATGCCAGAATACTCACAGGCTACTAAGATTTTCATATTCCGCACATACCCTCACATTCGGAGTTGAAATCCCATTCTTGCTGGCCCTTATCTTTATCGTTAGAAAAGTCGATTTGGTCAAGAGGGATGCAGTTCTGGTGAAGATAGACTTCCATACGGAAATTAGGTTCTCCGTCTTTAAACGTCTGTCTTAATTCTTTATCAAACTCTACCGCCTTAACGAAGTAATCTGGGTCGTCATTCTTTAGACGACGCCATTCTTCGTTAGAATGGAACGGGCAATAGTAGCAAGCGGACCTGGGTGGTTCGGGGTAGCCATTGGCCTTCATCCAATCCTTACAGTGCGAACGGGTCATACGTTTCTCAACAAGAGGCCAGCGGTGTTGAGTCAATAAGTCTTTTGGCAATCTCATCCGTTGCATTTCATCATATGAAATACCAATCCACTGCGTAACAGATGGAGTTTTTTGACCCCACTTTACCTTGCACGCTTTACGGATATGCTTTAAAATTGGCTTAACCTTGTAGTCGGCTGTGCATTTACGTCCGATGGCGGCGGTCTTTTCTCCATTAGGAAGGATGCCAAACACAGGGATAAGTCTTTTCATATACGGCCCCCCATTTGGTCTTGTCCTTTTCTTTAGGCTCTCGACCGTAAGATTGCCATTGGTCACACGGACGACGGGGAATGGCAACTGCGTCTCAAGCCAATCAAGCCACTTATAAACGCTGGCTGGCTCGGCCTGGGTGTCGGCAAACACAGCATAGTCTGGCATTGGGCCAATCTCGCCTTTAGCGGCCATAAGAGCCAAACAAGATGATTGAACCCCTGCCCCAAGATTAAGGACGTTCCACTCCGTCTTTGGCGGTTCGTCAAAGTATGAATTAGCCATTGTAGTTGCCATCTCTGGCGGTGGCCCATTCTTCAAAGGCTTCGGCAAGCGGTTCACGATGGCGGTAGCAATACCAGGCTTCATCGCCAGCCTCACGCAAGGCCGCAAAATCTCGCTTTGCTTGGGCAAGTTGGGCGGTCAATTCACGCACCTCGTTGCCAAGGTTTAACACGCTTTTGGAAAGGCTTGTCGTCACCGAGTCGTTGATGTTTGGAGGGTAGGTGTCCATTTATTTAGAGGTTTAGAAAAAAGTTCATTCCAGCGTTTTTTGTGAAAATTAAAATTAATTAATGTTTGATTGGCTTCCCGAATTGTCTGCTTCTTTTCAATCAAAACACTAATTGTTCTTAATTTTTTGCGACCAGAAGGTTTTTTTGCCGTTCCTGGTGGGAGTTTTGGATTGTTGCGTTTGGGTAAGTGTTTTGCATAATCATTCATAGGACGGTTTATCTTCCAAGAAGTTGCATCGGGCTTGGAGTTGCTGATTATCCCCCTCCAGCCTCTCGACCTCGGCCTTGAGGCGTTTAACTTGTTCGCTTTCTTCATATAGCAATCCGTCCCTGTCTTGCTTCAAGACTTGGATGCAATCTTCCAAACTAATAACACGCTCGATTTGGTATTTTTCCGTAATAAGCATCTGCTCGACCTGTGCTTGCAGTTCCTCGTTCGGGATGATGGTGCGGGTGGTGAAGGCGGTCAGCCTCTCGACCTCGTCTTTGAGGCGGGCGTTCTCGGCTTTGAGTTCACCGATGATTTTCATCATCGTTACTTCAAGATGAACCTTGCTCACGACCGTCCTCCCTTGTCGAGTTCTTCGTCAAGTTTCTTGTCAAGGTAGGCGGCGTTGTTCTTCAAACGCTCAACTTCCAATTTGAGGAAGGTGTTTTCCTCCGTCAGCCTTTCGCACTTGGCTTTGAGGGCCATTAGTTCGTTGGACGTTTGGAGTTGGTTGAATAACTGATTTACTAGGTCGTTGGTCATTGTTGGTTGGGTGGCTTGTGAAAGTTGTTTATCCAAGGCTTCGATACGTCGCTCTTGGTGATAGATGGTTAATCGTTGCTTGGTTATAATGTCCAGCAAATCTTCATCATTACAGTTCATTTGTTAAAAACTCTGACGGCCTTTGTCCGTCCTGCGACCCGCCAATCAGTCCCAATGGCCTTGCTTGCCATCTCAAAAGTGTATCGGTGGGCGTTCTTGTGTCCAAACTGACGGAGACGCTTAACCTGGCGGACTGTGGCAAGTTGAAGCCGCTGGCGTTCCTGCATCTTCTGGATGATGTAGGCGGCGTGTTCGGCTGGAAGGGTGGCAGAGGCAAAAATCTGGAAGCGTTCCAAGGTATTCTTCTGGGAGTCCGTCATAGGGTCGCTGGAAGCCTCTGGTGGCGGAACGAAGCCGAACAGGGGTGTCACTATGGAAAGGTCGATAAGCCCCCTCTGGTGGGCATCCTTGGCCTCCTGCGTGGCCTGTGCCTTCTTCAACTGACGCAACAGGCGTTCCTCGGCGGCATCATCCTCTTGGATAGACTCAGCAAGGGGGTCTGACTGACCAAGGATTTCACGACATACGGCGTCTGGGTGGCTGGTAAAGGCGTCCCCTGGCTGAAGCATATGTATCCCAGATACCCACATAGGGTCGAGAATTAGGCAGTCTTTTTTTCCTTCGGAGGAACGTAGCCCTCGGCCAATCATCTGCGACCACAAGGCCCGTGACTTGGTTTCACGAAGGAGGACGATGCAATCTACCTCTGGACAGTCGAAGCCCTCGGTGAACAGACCGACGTTACATAGGAACTGCGTATGGCCTGCTTTAAAAGCATCCACGGCAATCTTGCGGAGTTTGCCCGAAGTCCCGTCAAGGTGAGAGGACTCCATCCCAAGGCTACGGAGTTCGTTGCTAAACCGCCTGGATGAGTCCACGGTCGGCAAGAAGGCCATCCCACGCTTTCGTCCGTAGCGATAAAACTCATCTACGACATTCTTGGCAACCTGGCTAATGGCCTCGTCGTAACTGTCCATAATGTTGTCGCATACGGCAACGTGGAGTTTTTGGGCCATAGGGCGGACAAGGTATCCCTGCTCGATGAGTTCACGGATAGGGATTTGGTGAACCTCCATAAACCCTGCGGTGCTTAATTTCTGCTTATCTAACCTATCTGGGGTAGCCGTGATTGCCACGGACGGCCCTCGGAAATTGGCACGCACGTTTGCCCAAGAGGACGCAACGGCGTGGTGTGCCTCATCGAACACGCAGAGTGCCACATCCATCTGCGGGGCCGAAAAGGACTTTTGAAAGACGCTAAAAACATCCCCCCGTATGCCAAAGCGTTCCATAGAAACCTTGGCTTGGGATAGGAGTTCCTGGCGGTGGGCGAACAAGTAGCAAGGGAGGTCGTGCTTCGCCTGCCAGCGACGCATAATCTCACAAGCCATCACAGTCTTGCCAGCCCCCGTGGGGGCGACAAGAAGCGGGTTCACGTCTTTAACCAACGCATCAATGCAGGCACTGATGGCCTGCTCTTGATACGGGCGGAGGGAAGGTTGTGACATTGGAGGAGAGGGAGGGATTTGAACCCTCGGTAGTTTTTAGGCTACGGAGGTGTAGCACACCTCTGCAATAAGCCGCTCTGCCACCTCTCCAAACATCAGAACGGGCCGACCATCGGGCCGTCGGAGTGCTTACGGAAGTAAGAACCAGAGTAGGCCACGCCTTCCGTCCCGTCACGCTTCGTGTATTTGCGTTCGGTGACGACGACCTTCAAGCGGCGACCGATGGAACGCTCGGCAACGGATTTGATGAAATCCTCGTCAATCTCGAACTCGCCACGGGAGATGTATCCCTGCTTTTCCTCGTCGCTTGCGGTAGCGGCCAAGAACTCGTTGAGGCGGGTGTATTCACCAGACTTGTCGGGCTTGTTGAAGATTTCGGAATAGACAGTCTCACCATCGGTGTTTTCGAGAGCGAACTTCACATAGAAGTCTGCTCGTGGTGGGAGGTAGTCAGTCTTGAAAGACTTGACGACGACCTCGTAAGTGCCTGGCTTCGTAATGTATTTACGTTCCTCGGCGGCATTTGGGTTGAACTTGAACGACATATTATTGTATGGTTTCTGGGTTGGGTTGGTTGTTAGGAAATATCAGTAAAGGCCCACTTGGGGATGGTGATGGAACGAACTCCGTCAGAGTATCCAGGCCAATTCCCGAAGGTCGAACACATCTTGTAGATGTTCACGGCCTTATCCATCAAGCGATTACCCTCTTGGATGCTGTCGTCAGATAGGGCGTAGGTGGCACTCGCATAGGGAGGTTCTTTTTCTACGGCGACCAGATAGAACTTCGTAGCACCCGTTAGCGTCATATAGAAAGCCGCTTGGACGTGATACTTGTAAGAAGCGATGTCACGGGAGAAATGCTCGATGCTGGCATCCGTCGTGGTCTTGACGTCCACGACTACGATGTTGCCTTCGGAGTCCTTCGCAACAAGGTCGGGACGGCCCTTGATTTTGATGCCGTTGTAATCGGCTTCGTAAGTCTGCTCGTAAGTAGGCTCGGTGATTTTGAGGTCGGTAAGGCATCCGTGGACGGACTTCGCCATAGCCGTAATCTCGGCGTTCTCGTCAGCGGTGATAATGTCCACCCCGTCTGCGATGGTAGCCTTAAAGTCCTTCCACTCCTTGCTTCGCTTATCCACATCGGGGCCGACGTGAACTTCCGATTGGAACACATCGAACTGCAAAGAGGCGAGGTGAACAAGACGCCCCATACGGAGTGCAGGGGTATCCTTTTTTTCTTCGTTGAGGAACGCCTGGTAATGCAGGGGCGACCGCAGGATTTGTTTAGCACCCGAATAGTTGAGTGCTTTGATTTCGTTGTATTGGCTCATAGATTTAGAGTATTGATTTCGACAGCGTTAAGGAAAGGTTGAGGGTTCTTCAAGATTGATTGCTCTGTGTCGGAGGTAATGTCATCAAGCCCCTGGCCGTCAAGCAAATGTCCCGTCTTTTTTAAGACAGACACGGCTGACTCAATTCGGTCAAGAGGGATAATCTCTTTCAACGAAGTCGGGCGTGCGGGTTTCTGCGGGATGTTGGCATCCATAATTTCCTCTGCCACATAGACTCCAAAGCAACACTCTGGGGCGATAAGGCGGACACCTTCGCTGACGGCTCTTGCGGTAAGCATACGGCGGGGCCACTTCTTCCAATTATCTTTGAGGGTCTTTCCGTCGGCTTTGGTAGCCGTTCCGTTCTCAATGTATTCCCTCATAGAAGCCGTAATCACAGCCTCCCCCTTGCCCTTACGGAAGGTCGCAATAACACACAGGTCGCTTCGGTTAGTCCATTCAACAGTCCCCCCCGCTTGGTGAAACTTGGCAAGAAGGGCGTCCGAACGGATAGCCAACTGTCCCTGGATGAAGTGATAGGTGCGTGCAAGTTCCAGCGGAGACTTACGCTCGGCAAGACATTGTAGGGCCAAGATTTCTCCTTGCTCTGGCTTGTCCAAGCCGAAGATACCAGACTTAAAAATAGCCCCCCCTAGGGTCTTGATAGCGGCCAGAGGGTCGCTCATCCTGTCATACACCTGGGTTTCTCCAAGCGGGACAGGGATAAGTTCGTCAGACATTGGCGGCGTCAGCGATGAGTTGGTTCTTGGGGATGCGACGAAGCACGCCTTCGATTACCACGTTGTAGTAGTGGCGTTCTTGGATAACAGTCGGCTTCAATTCACGGAACACTCGTCCGTCCTTGGAGACAACGTAAGGCGTGTCCTTGATTGTAGCCACAATGCTGGCCTTGTCTTTGTTGAGTTTCTTAATCATACGGGTATGGGTATCTGTTGGTTGGTTTTGTTTTTAAAGGTTATGTTGGATGGCGTGGTCAAGAAGGAGAAGTGCGTCAGCATTTGCAAGCGTTACTTTCAATCCTGGATGGCGGCGTTGGGCTTCGTCACGGAGTTTCCGCTTCCATTGGGCAGATGACATCTCCTTGCCCTTCGTCCCGATGCCTATGGTCTTTTGCCACTCTTGGGGTCGCACCTTAATTACACGCATAAGACGGGCCTCAAAGTGTCCGCAGAGATAGCCGAAGCCAAAGTGCAAGGTGGCGGTAGCGGAGGAAGGTATCATACGTCCTACGAACTTTGGCACGTCCTCAATTACTACTGTGTAGTCTCCAAAGGTTGCGGCCTGCAATTCAGCGTAGGTCAAAGAAGGGATGGGGTAGGCTTCAAAATCCCCATTTTCTTTTAATAGGGCATAGCCTCCGCTGGCACCTGGGTCAATGGCAAGATAGGTTTTCATCGGGTGGCTTGGTCAAACAGATTGCGGACACGAACAGCGGCGTCAATCTTTTTGGGTGGGCAATTTAAAGATTTAAATCCAGCATCTTTGTATGCCTTAAACCCAATAGAATAGCATAGATAAATCTGTTCTGGGGTAGGGTCTTTAATGCCTGCCGAGGTAAGGCGTAGCACGCACAGGCGGAGGAAGGCGGACGCAACGGCATAGGCAATCCTTGGGTTAGACAAGTCCGTGTAGGGGTAGGTCATTCTCCCCTCTTTTTTAAGTTGGGTATTGCCGTCTATGAAAGCGGCCTCGTGAAGTTGCCAAGCGGAATACGCCTTTCCATTATCCCCTACGGCCTGGTTGTCGTTGCCTGTCTCGACCATAGCGACAGCCCATACCAACTTATCGTGAGCCATAGCCGCCCGATACACGTCCGCCCGTCCTGGGCAAAACGTAATGGCAACGTAGGATAAGAGTGCGTAGGTGGGACTCATCGGTATTGATTGTAGAGGAAAGGGTTGTCCCCGACTATCTCCCTGGCTTGCTCCAAGAGATGCTCGTCGGTCGTCGGCCCCCATTTGTTGAGTTCCTTGGCGGCTTCTCGATACTGCTCCAAAGCCTGCCTGCGACGTTTGTTCGTGTAGTTCGCAATAGCCCCTGGGGGGGGCGGACATTCATTGTCCCACACTTGCACGAAATGATAGGCCAGCGAAAGAAGGTCTGGTTTTGGGTTCATAGACAATGATGATACTTGACAGCGGCATCCTCGCCAACCTCCGCCCATAGGCTGATGAAGTAGTCGGCTTGTTTCTGGGTCTTGAACTCAAAGGACTCGTAAAGGTTGCCTGTCTCTTGCTCGGTTTCATCGACAAACCACGTTACCTTGTCGGTGAGTGGGTCAACGAGCCGTTGCGGGATAAGGTCGATACAGGTTTGCGGGTCCTGGCTCATTTGCGGTATTCCTCCGTGGGGGTGTCCACCTGGGCGGCTTCTTTTTCAATCGGCTCTGGCACTTCGCATTGAGTCATCTTAATTCCGTATGCCTTCATCTCGGCTTCAAAGATGTGCCACATAATGTTTTGGTAGTCTCGGTAGGAGTTTAGTTTGTTGTGTTCCGCTACGTCCTTGCAGAGATAGGCGACGGCCTCAATAAGCCAAGCCATCTCAACGAAACTGTCGGCATCCTCGCATCGGCTAAGGTGGCAACTACCAATCTGAGTGCTACTTTCCTTTGTGCTGTATTGCGAATGGCTGATGTCGATGACGCTGTGATGCCTGGGGCTTCCATAGACCTCAACTCTTTTAATGAGCGTGTCATCAATCGTGAAGTTGAACTTAAACGGATTGCCACGCTTGCTGGTAAGGGTAATTACAGGGTCGCCACGTTCGTTAAACATTTTGTGCGAGACGTTCGGCACGCCTTCATTGACGCTCAGAGCCTCGGCAAGATTGGAGGAAGATTGGAGGACGTTATGGGCGTTGCGGACAAATTCCTCAAAGGTGGCACGCTTGGCACGCAAGATGTAGTTCTCACGCTCCGCCTCCATCGACTCACGGACGATTGGAGCGTGAGTGCGGAATACTTCATCACACTTCGCCTGGGCGTCATTGAAAGCGACTTCCTCGCCCTTCTTTAAAGCCCCCTTGGGGGTTCGCTTACAGGCGGACTGCTTACTCTGCTTTTCTGCAAGAGCGATGCGGAGTTCTGCGGCGTGCAAAACCACGTCCGTATTAGGCGTGAACCTGGGAAGCGGAAACCAAGACGGAGGCGTTTCGGGGGCGGTGGGGGTATCTTCGATGCTCATTTGTTTTTTATGGGTGGGTGGCTGGGTGGATAAAAAGGTTATTCATTAACCCCGCTATTACGCAAGGTTTCAATTTCGTTTTTTACGGCCTCGGAAATGTCCGAGTAGATGTGTTCATATCCTTCAAGGTTTCTACAAATGTCCTTCGCCTGGTCAATCGTAGGCGTAAAGGCTAACCGACTGCTTTCAGAGTATTCAATCACGTCCTGTGGAGTCCACATCGAATACCAGCATCCCATCTTGTATCGGAGGACGTAGTGGAGGTGGTTCATAATTTCATTAACCTCGGCTTCGGTTGCTTCCCTTTCTTCGGCAAACGCAATCTCACAAAGTAGTTTGTAAGCCCTGGCCTTGCGTGGCTCGTTAGTGGTAATGTTAAAGTCAAAAATGACTTCGTTTTCCCCCGTGGGTGTGTTTTCTTGGCTCATTTGTTTTTTATGGGTGGGATGTTAGAAAGTTTGGAGTCGCAGAGTTGGCAAACGCAACCGCTTTCTCCCTTTGAGGCAGATGCGGTATCGTAAGGTAGCACAGGAAACCAAAAGAGGATTTCAAATGCCTCACCACACTCCACGCAATAAGTTTTTTCTTGGCTCATAGTCGTAGGTTAGGATTTAGAGAGATTGTTTTTAATGTCCTTAAAGTTAGAAGGAGTCCAAGCGAAACCCTTGGCAGGGTAGTCTGCGTAGCACTCATAGATGCCGCCTGCGAAGGACACTTCTACATCCTGGGGGCAGTTGTCGAAGATGATAAACCAGAGGCCGTCAAAATAGGCACACCGTTTCACGGCTTCGCAAATACCCCTATTGCCGAGGTATTGTTGGCAGTTCTTTTTATTTGTTGCGGGTATCATTGGATTTATGGATTTGTTTTTACTTGGCAAGTGCGGCAAGGACTTCCTCTAACGTTCCATCGACTTCGGTAGATTGCCAGCCGTCAGTCGTGCAAATGCCGACACGATTGTAAGAGGACGTGCGGTATTTTTCTTCGAGCGAGTCCTTGAAATCGTGCATACTGAAAACCTTTGAAACAGTTTCTGGGTTGATTGCGACCCTGTTTTCATTGAGTAGTTTTTCCCAATCGGCTTCGGTTTTAAACCGATAACTTTCGCAAGTCATATGCTTTTGGAAGATGACGAACCTGGGCGTGGATTGTTTTTTCATAGTGCGGTGGGTGGCTTGTGTGGATAGAATTGTTTTTAATAGGGGGTGGGGTTCAAGAAAAATCTTTTTCTTTTTTCACGGACGTTTTGGCGGCTTTGATTTCCTTGCGGATGCGGGTAAGTTCACGCTTCGCCTTGTTAAGCCGCTTGCAAGCGGCTACGAGGTTGTCCCTGGCTGACGGGGAAGGCCATAGGTCAAACTTGGCAAAGGCCACGTTAACGTTTTCCTCGTGGGCGAGAATTACCTGCCGCTGGGTGATTTCTTGTGGGTGCATTTTTTTATTGGGTGGGGGTAAAGTTGTGGGCCTTGTTTTTTTACATCCCCTTTGAGTCGGTGGCAAAATCCTGTCTCAAAATTTCGTAGCACTCTTGAACGGATGAGGGTTCGTCCTCTAATTCAAGGCACTTTGGGTTGTAATCAATTTCGCAGATAGCGGCATAGAGATTAGAGCCCTGCCCTTGGTAATGATGTGCGGCAAAGTAGTAGGCGGCAATTAGGCAATCTTGCTCCCATCCCTCGTAGCGGAGGGAGGGCGTCAAAGCCCCCGCAAGGGAGGCTTTCATTTCTGACAGCGTTGGGTCTTTGGACATAGTTTTTTTATGGGGTGGGGGGTAGTTGGAATTTAGTTTTTTTTTTTTCCTGGCTCATCCCTCGCCATAGGCGGATTGGATTGAGACGTTGCTGTGGCAACAGCGGAGGTCGGAGTTCTCCCAATTCACGTCAACCCCTACGACTCGCCATCCGCAAGAGGACTTGTCCTCGATTGCCTCGGAGATAAGCCGAGCGTTTGCCTTTGCCGCATCGAAGGACAGCGAGTCGCCATCCGAGGTAATAAAATAAAGGGGGTAGCCACCTGGCCACGCCCACGCCCCATTTGCAAG